TTAGTACGTTAAAACATCAATTGTTTGTTTGTACATAGTATTATATAGTTTCTGATCGATTGATACGGAAACTACAGCGCTAATTAACGCATATGCGTCGGCTTCTGTTAATGAAGCTGGGTTTATCATTTCTGCACGCTCCATCATAGCATGCGTTAACGGTTGATGACAACGTGTATCTTTTAATGTTTTAACACGATCATTCAGTGACACGTACCGAGCTTCCAATGGTTGGTTGGCGATTTTCTTCATTTCTGGTGTCATAGCTGCGGGAATATCGCGACCTAAAGAGTACATAATTTTTACTGGGTCTGGCACGTATTTCACTGTGTTCGCGGCTGTAGGTATTATAAACATTGAACAAAAATACCCATATCGCATGAATTGCAATTTCCCGGAGAGATTAGTTAATCGAGCCATATCCGTTGATAATTCTGCTGTCCGTTCTGGTTTGTGTTTTAAACTGATCAATGAATCGTCACCTAAAAACATAGCGTAATAGAAGTCAGAAGGAAATCGGTATACACGTGCAACGGCTACCATATTGACTAAAGTATTACCCATAGCTGTCGTGGGGGATCCTGTGCGTCGCATCCATCGCATGACGAATTCTAACCCTGTTTTAACCGATGAAACTGTTACATATTCAGAATGTTGCAACCATTCATACCATTCACTAAGATCGAGTCCAAAACGACGGTATAATTCCAATTCTATCGTTACTATGGATTCTCCTTGACTGCGATCGAAATTGTCAAAATCTTGTTCCATGTTGATTGGTGCGGAATTACGCGGATGCCTTGGATCATCAATGTCGTAAGACTCTGACCCAACGAATTCATTTTCCGGATCACCAAGGTTGAATCCATTTAAGAATTTTTCTATTTGCGGTATATCTTTCTTCATGTTTATCAAAACATTAGGTTTAACGCACGATAAAATACGATCTCGTAATTCTTGGAACATTGGACTGTACATTGCCGTTATCTCTTTCCCAAAAGATTCTATTGAGGCTGCAGGTTGATGTTTATTCATCACGTCAACGTTCATGCGTGGTTTCCCTGCTCCTTTAACATCATAAGACATGTGTCCTAAATCGACTAAATACCTCATGAATTCGGCTTCTTTTAATCGTTTGGCAGCGTCTGAC